TATCCCACTCTATAAATTGCAGGAGTGCCGCTGACACCTGGATAATGATACACAGTTGCATAAGCAATTGGCACATCATAATTGGTAGTGCGTGTTACACCTGAAGCCAGGGTTGTTACACTGCCAGCAGGTTCAGCAGGAGGCGCCGTATAAGTTCTTGTAAAACTTGATGCTGTTATTGTATTACCACTAATGGTGTATGTTCCATATACTGTGCCTAAATCATCGTTTAGAGTTAAGGTAGTATCTGGATTTGTTCCTGGTTGGCTCCATCTATTAAAAGCATTCATTTTTACATAAAATGATGTTGCACTAATAGGTATAACAACTAAGTTGCTTGAGCGAGTGCTTTTAACAGTGTAGGAGTTCCAAAACGGATCAGTGCTGATCTTACCAGTGGCAGCACCCAGGGCTTGAATGTATTGCTCAATTGATTGAACACCACTATTGAAGGTGTATGCACCCACAGTGGTTGTAGAAAGAGTAAAATAATTTAATTTACAAACCCATCTATTGGAACCAGGCACAGGATAAATTCTATCACCAGTGGGATATTCTGTAGTGCTTGTAGGAGCAAATATATTATTCAATGAACTTGGAAACACTGTCCAGTTTAGGCCATTGGTGCTGTAATACATTGTAGGTCCAGAAATGGAACTAAGTTGATTTGGGTTCCAGGCAATGTATTCACCACTGGTGTTATTGGACTTGAATGCGTTTAGTTGTGCAGCCTTAGGAAATCCAGTTGAGGATTCAATCCAGTCTTTGCCATTGGTGCTGTATGCTGTTGCATTGGTTGCTGTAGCATTGGCTTGAGTAAAATATCTATACGCAATGAATTTACCAATCACACTGTTATAAGGTAATAATTTGAATACATCCTTATACACAAAGTCTGTAATGGCGGTGCCTTCAAAGGTTACATCTTTTACTTTGTTCCATGTGATGCTGTCATTTGACCAATATAACTTATCAACTTCTGTTGCGTCTGGAGAAACATAAATGCTACCATTGGTCACTGCTTTCACACCACCAAAAGGATAGCCAGTTGCTCCACTGGTGACATAAGTGGCTGTTTGAATACCAAAGATTGTGTTGGTAGAAAAAGCAACACTATCGCCTAAGTCAACATTGCAACCGCCAAATACCACTAATTGCCCAGCCGCAACTTTAACTGTTTGAAAAACTTGTTGTGAAGTTCTTGTTGAATAAATTGGTAAGTTTGGAATAAACGAATCATAGTTAATTCCACTGTTGGCATCTGGTATCTTGACTGATGCCCCACCACCAATGTATTCACCATCAACACTGTATGTGATTGGCACAGCAGGTGGTGGATTGGTATAACCAGATATGTATTGCTCAGTAATGGTTGCTGAAGACTTCCACTTTGTCCAGGCACTCCATGCTTGATTTTGTAATCCCACTGCAGGATTGTATGTGCAAGTGGAATAATACAGGTAAGAACCTGAATAGTCTGTAATTGGAGACAATATAGTATTTGGTGTAACAATATTACTTGCTGGAATGACACCGCTATAAGAACTATTGGCAAACACCAAGTTACCATGTGTAAAGATGGCTGTTTTATTTGTGCTTCCATTTGTGGTTGTGTATTTGCAAGGAAATATTGAACCGTTTAAAATATAAGAACCACTTGTGGCACCACCACCGTCAACAACACCACCACCACCTCCACCTCCTGTGCTACCAGTTACACTGATTGTGACATCACCTGTGCCTTCTGTGGGAGTGACTGTGATTCCTGAACCAGCAATGATCTTGCTAACACCTGCTGTAGTTTCACCATTGGCACTGATGGTTATTTCATGTCCAATGTCGTTGGAGGTAATTGAAATGCCAGCACCTGCGAGGAAAGTAAGTGTGTCATCTACACCAGCACTGAATGAAACATTGCCTGCATTAACAATTCTAAACGCAGCCGCTTGTTGTTCCAATGCGGCCTGTGCGGCAGCAATGTCTGCTGGATCTACAATGCCCAATAACTTACCTAAATCAGTTTGACTTAGTGCTGCCAGGGCTTGAGGTGCAAATGCTTTATAAGCAAAGTATGCAATGGCACCCATGCCTAACACTGGTAACAGGTCACCAAGACTTGGCGTATCAATAGTTGTTTTGTCTGTGACTTGATCAGTGACCTGCACTGGTGTCCATGTCTTGGCCACTGTGGCACTAAATTCACCAAATGCTTTTTCATTACCACCACGCACTCTAAACAAGTAACTGCCAGCAGGTAAACTTGCGGCCCTGAATGTCAAACTGGTTCCTTGTGCATACGGACTACCATTGCTGTTGCTACGACTACCTAGAATTTTATAAGTGGTGCCTGCATCAGTGCTATACCAGTATTCAAAGCGATCCACAATACCACTAGGTGTTACACCTGTGATGTCTAAGGCTGGCACAGCAACTTTGTTAAATTCAGCCACAGTAGGTGCCGCTGGAGTTCCAATCACTGAAATTTCTGGAATAGCAATGGGTTCAGTTGGCACACGCGGTCTGCGTGGAACACCACCTGCTGTATACATTGTTGAATCATATTCTTGTGCTGTGATTTCAACTGCTAGACCGCCTTGATCACTTTCAATCTCACGCACACGCACAACACGGAATGGTTTAGTTGTCCAGCCATACACATCTGTGGTGATTGTAATTACATCACCTGCTTCTGTGTTGATCTTTGAATAGTCAGTTGTGAATGTAACAACCTGATCCATGCGGTTTTGATACAGTTCCAAATAACCAAGTGAACGTGCCTGTAAGGGTTCGTTAATCAGATCCAACTTTAGTTGTAGAATATTGTCAGGTTCATTTGCGTTACGATATTCAGCGGGTAAGTCAATACGGATCATGTCCATTTGATCACGCAACTCACGATGCGGGAACTCAACTTCAACTGCATTATACATGTTGTCTAGGTTGGTGCCTGTTAAGTCAATGCCACTAATAATGTTGCTGTCATCAAATGCCAAAACAGGTGCCTCATCCTTGTTGATTGTTACACCCCAAAGTCCAGTGGCAATGTCATAACCAACAAAACAACCTGAGTTGCCTGCTAGTCTTTGTAAGTTGTCCATTACATTGTCAGCAGGATTGATTACACCATTAATCTGATAACGATTGGCCAGGGTCTTTGTTGCACCATCTGCTTCATCAAAATAACTCACTGTGTCATCAGCATAACCATTTAGTGCCACTAGACTTGCTGTGTCAATTTGACTTAGTGCTAATCCAGCACCACTGATCTTATTGCGTAGAAATGCATGAATAGCATCACCTGGCTTGAACAAGTTGTTGCTGACTTTGAATTGTAATTCAGGCAATCCTGTAATGCCTTTGTCTTTGTTGTAGGAGATTTTAACCAAGGCAAATGTCAAACCCACCATGCGTTCATCACTGACCCAACCTGGCATTAGCGTTCTAGCATCACCATGTAGTGTGGGTAGACTTGGCAAGTATTCCAGCAAGTCACTGGGGCGTATTGGTGCAGCCGCGCCATTGTATAGATAAATCTTAACCAAGTCTCTGGGACTGGTATCAACCACACCATCTTGATTTACAATGTAGTCAATGGTGATGCCATCTGCTTTAAAATATACTCTTTGGTTGTTCCAATATACTTCATCCACTGTTGTTGTAATTGCTGCCGCATCACTGAGTCTTAAAGTGGTTGTTGTAGGAATTTCAGCCAAGGTCAAGCAATACCACATGGTCTTGTTTGAATCAGCAATTTGTGCATCAGTAATCTTACCACCCAAGTAAGCACTACCATACACCACTGGGATTGGGTTTGTTGTGTCTGGTGCCGCTTGTAAGCGTATGCCTTGATCTACTGCACCTGCAGGATTGTTTTTGCTGGTTGCTTTGTTAATGAGTCTACTAACACCATAAGCAACCAAGATGCGAACTATCGCACTACCAATGTTTGAACTACCTATTGCAGCCGCGGCTGCTGTTAAAAAACTTGCCATTCTATTCTATTCCTTAATCCAATGCTGTTCCACACAACGCCATCCACGCTTGTCAAGATTGACATTTGTGCTGCCTGGTTGTGTGCTCAGACTAACCTGATCTACCAATTTATCTCGTATAAATCTTTCACAATCTCGTTCCCACTGCAGATATAATTCTGCACTACTTCTCGTGCCACGTGATGCTGGTTCAACCCACCAAAACAATTCACGCATCCTAGTGCGGCTTCCAATCCAAGGATCTTGTTCCTTCATTGCACCTATCATACCTGTCACCACTCCGTTGTCTTCAGCAACCATGAGATAGTGATACAGTATAATATTAGTTAGTCGCTCACGGGCACATGATAAATCTTGCTGTGTCCATGAGTTGTAATCTAATAAACTGGCACCAGCAAATGCTTTCAACAACTGTAACAGTTGTTCTACATCCGCAACCCGTGCTGGTCTAATCATGCTACCGCCAAGGGCTTACCAAAGTCAAAGTTTGAGTTGGCAATAGTTGCCACACGGCCAAATGCCGCATCATTACCACGATAACTTGTGCCAGGTGTTGTTACAGTTACACTTGATACTTTATTTGCTGTGACAACTGCTGTGATTCTAGCACCTGTGGCTGCTGTTGAATCAGCGGTTGTAACTGTCAGGTTGGTGTATGTGCCATTGGTATAACCACTACCAGGTTCTATATCATCTATAGTTGCAATGGCACCTCCAGTGGTTGTAGTTGCAATTCTAAAACTAAAACCTGTTCCACCTGTTATTGCCGCGGTGCATAAGAAGCCAGGAAAGTTATACTTGCGTTCATAGTCGTTGGTTCTTTGTCCAACAATCTTTTGTTCTAACACTTTGACAATGCTTGAGCAACTTACACTTACAGTTGTGGTTGCTGATTCACTGAACTGGTTGAACTCGTCATTGAAACTGTAGTTGGCAATGATACCTTGGAAACGCAGGCTTGGATTGCCTGTGATGTTTAGTTTGACTCCTGTGTTGGCATCAAAGAACATACGATAGATAATAACACTACTGCCTTTGAGTTTGTAATCCATCATGCTGGCAACAAATGCTTGATCAATGGCACTCATTGAAATGGTAACATCACTACCACTAGGTGTTAGTTCATTGTTGAATTCACTGATGCCAAGTAAGATACCCAAGGGTGAATATGTGTAAGCAACATTATCACTTTCTGTAATGCTGACAGGCACATCATGGCTACTAAACCGCAACACACCATAGTTGGGTATTGTCATGCGAACAAATGCCGCTTGCTTGACTGCTGAGTAAGATGTTAAATTAAGACCTGTGCTCATTATATGACCTCTTGGAATTCAAAGTCACCATTAAACTCAATCAAGTCCTTTTCAACAAATGTCCATGTTGGTATCTTGGTGCAAATCACTGTCCAAGAAACTTCAGGACCAACTTTAAATGTGACTGCGGTTTCACTGGGAGTCTCAAGAATACTTCTGTGAACTTCAACCAATTGTGTTGCGGCACTACCTTTTGTCACAGCGGCAACAACACTATACACATACTTGCTGCCAGTGGGTTGAATTAAATCACCTGCTCTAAACAACAAACTGCCTGTTGATCCTGGCATGTTGCCTAGTTCAAACTTATAGGTATTACTTGCAGCCTGTGTGGCGTTATATTTCCAAGTCATTGTTGAAGTGGAAGTAGCATTGCCACGATACTGTGTGATCCACTCATAGCCAGCCTTGGTAAGATTAATGGTTTGACTTTGCAACATGGCCTTGGTGTCAATGCTTTCTATATAACCACGGTGAGTGTTCCATACCATACGGCCAGGCATTGACACAGCAAACTTCCAAACTGCTCCACCACGGCTTACTGTGCGAATCACTTGATCACGACTGACAGTTTGACTTATCACTGGTCGTTTTGTAATGCTGATGTTTTCAGCATTGTCTATTACCCATTGAAAACTCATATCTTATCTCCTACCACTTGGGATTGAACTGCGACCTTTCTCAGTCACAGCATATAAAAACTCTGGATCTCGTGCAATCATTTGACGGAAACTTGCGGCGTCATTGGCTACGATATTATAAACAATATTAGTTCCACTGCCACCTCTACTGCCACTCAATTGGTTGTTGGGCACAATGGTTCCAGCACTCTTGCTTAGGAATAATTCAGGACCGTTTTCTCCAACCATGTAAGGTGTGTTGGCTGAAACAGGACCACCCTTGGCTTTACCTGGTATGCCACTCAACATTGAGAAGAAGTTGCCTACGCCACTGCCAGTTCCACCACCACCAAACAAGCCTAGTGCTAGTTGTTTTGCTTGTATGCGAACAAAATCGCTAATGATACTGTTGGCTAGGTCTTTAAAACTTAGTTTACCTGTCTTGACAAAGTTAACAATGGCATCTTCAAAGCCTTTGGTGAATGTTGAAAAATAACCTTGTGCTTGCTTGCTGGCGTTGTTGGCATCTTCAGCATATTGTTTGTATGCTTGTGCCCAACCTGTGCCAAACTCACGGCTCTTATCAATTTGTTCTTGTGCGTTCTTGACCAGTTGATCAGTGGTCTGTTGTTGCTCTGCTCTGATCTTGGCCTGTTGTTCTGCACTTACTTGTCCATCCTTGC